ACAAGGACTACTTTGACAAATCTACACAACGGCTAGAGGACTTTATGCGACAACCGAAACTCGAAGAAATGATACAAACAGAATACACGCAAGAAGAACTATAAATGACACAGTATTGTTACATCGGGAGTATTGATGTGATGATTGGATTGTGATATGATAGTAGCGATACTAGTAATTAAGGGGGATATATGCTTACCGAAAAGATCATAGGCGACGGGGAAATTATAACGCGCGACAAAGTAAAGATTGCTATGGACAGACTCAAGGCGTTTGAGCCGGCCGACGGATACTATCTTGCATTTTCCGGTGGTAAGGATTCTGTTGTTATTAAAGCCCTTGCAGACATGGCTGGCGTAAAGTATGACGCGCATTATAACTTAACAACAGTTGATCCGCCAGAGCTAGTGAGGTTTATAAAAGACGTTCATCCAGACGTTGAGATTAATTATCCAAAAGAAAGTATGTGGAAAATGATAGTGACGCACGGAATTCCGCCAACAAGAAGAATCCGATATTGCTGCAAGGAGTTGAAGGAATCTAGCGGAAAAGGAAGAATTACAATCACGGGCATTCGTTGGGCAGAGTCGACTAACAGAAAAAACAACCGGCATCTTGTTGACATTGGAAACCTAAAAACCGGTGAAGTGCTAAACGACGATAACCACGAATCGAGAAGAATAGTCGAACAGTGTTACAGAACAAGAAAAACGCTTGTGAATCCCATTATAGATTGGACCGACGATGATGTTTGGCAGTTTATAAAAGAAAACAATACCGCATATTGTTGTTTATATGACGAGGGATTTAAGCGCCTTGGGTGTATTGGGTGTCCGATGGCCGGAAACAATAGAGCGATAGAATTTGAGAGGTGGCCAACATACAAGAGAGCATACATAAGGGCGTTCGGAAAACTTATTGAATCAAGAAAACAAAAAGGGTTGCCTGCTGACCGTCAATTTGAAAGCGCAGAAAACATGTTTGCTTGGTGGATGGAAGAAATAACGTTTCCACGCACTAACGAAGATCAGATAGAAATGGAGGAATATATATAATGCAGAAAAACATGGATATTCGGCTATTAGCAAAGGGCAGCGGTGTTCCATTCTGGAAGATCGCGCACGACTTAGGGGTACATGAAAGCTCGTTGATTCGATGGCTGCGCGATGACCTGACGGATGAAAGACGGCATAAGATCATTGACAGCATTCAAGCACACTCGATAGTCGGGCGGTGATGATATGGGCAAAGATCCTGCGTTCTTATTTTACACGTCTGATTTTCTGTCTGGCACTATGTTAATGACGGATGAACAGGTTGGTAAATATATCCGTATCTTGTGTTACGAACATCAAAACGGGCGGTTAACAGAAGAAGATATGTTAAAGATATGTAAAACATATGATAAAGACATTGCAAAACATTTTAAGATTGATGAAAAGGGAATGTATTATAACAACCGTCTTGAAATTGAGACAAACAAGAGAAAAGCCTATTCTGATAGCAGAAGAGAGAACAGAAAGAATAAAAAACCCACACATGATAAAGATATGAAAAACACATGTAATTCATATGATAAACATATGGAAAATGAAAATGAAATTGAAAATGAAAATGAAGTTGTAATTGAAGAAATGGATTATTCAAAGACATTTGCAGAATTTATGGAAGCATACCCTGTTAAGACGAAGCCTAGACAAGCGGAACGGTTCTGGTCAACTCTTGTTTTGACAAAAGAACTATTTGATAAAATCATGGCAGGAGTCGAAAACTGGAAGAAAAGCGACAGTTGGCAAAAGGGGTTTATTCAAGATCCTGTAAACTGGTTAAAAGATGGACAATATGAAGCGGAGCCAAAGGCACATACTAACCAGAAGCAGAATTTTGAGGGACACGAATATTCGAAAGAACTAATGGACAGTTTAGAAATTGATCCAGAAGAATATTTGAAAATACTGAAAAGTGACAGACCGAAAATTGCAGAGAGGGAAAAAAGCAAAACAGACAAGCTCGAAAAAGAATTTAACGAAATCGAAAGACTCAAAAGTTGCGCGGTTAGAAAGTTACAGGAGGGAACATGAGCGTTGATGAATGGAAAAAGGCTGTTGGCGCGAAAAGCGAACCAAAATATCACAACAAGAAAACCGTTGTTGACGGGATAGAGTTTGACAGCAAGCTCGAAGCAGGGCGATATGGCGAATTGAAATTGTTGCTCATGACCGGAGAAATTAAGTCATTCAAGCGGCAGCCGTCATTTTTATTTGAGAGTGGCATCCGATATCGACCTGACTTCATCGTATGGGGGTTAGATGGCATACCCTGGGTAGAGGACAGCAAAGGCGTGCGAACAAAAGAATTTAACCTTAAAGAAAAGATTTGGCAGAACGAATATCCGGATATGAAGTTGAAGGTGATAGGAGGATAGAGTAATGGGAATGAAATATGAAATTCGGTTTATGAGGAACGGAACCTGTCCGTATGGCGGATCAAGGAGAACAGAATACCTTATTGTCGCGTTATGGTATCTATTTATTTTAATGATCAAATATAAAATTGTTACCATGAACATTCGCAGAGGATATGATGATTGTGACAAGTGCCGAGTAGACTATTGCGAAAAGTCAAAAAAGAGCGGAGTGGTGCAAATGAGCAAGGCAGTACCCCCGGTAGTACCAAAGAATGAAGATCCGTGTGAAGGATGTAAGGTAGGAACGGCAGAACAAAGATGCTTCGACTGTTCGCTTCCAAAGAATGTTTTACGTGAAACAATATCCGACACACGTATTGTTGACGCGATCCTTGAATACTTTGAAAAGATTGAGGAAGAGGCTGCTGTGCTTGAATACTTTGAAATGAATGATTCGGATGGCTTCGGTTTTAATCTTGCCAAAGAGGGCGTACAGAACATTATAAAGGCAGGGAGGGATAGAAATGGATGATTTTTTTGTAGGTATTTCTATTGTTGCGTTTACGATATTTGTAATTGTGAACATATCGGATATCAAGAAAGCAGTTAAAAAGAGCGAAATTGTTTTAAGTACCGTTTTAACCGTTTTGTGCATTATAATTGTTTTGCTTGATATATTAGTTTTAATGTTAGGAGACAAATAATATGAAAGACAAAGCTGAACGGTTGCTGTCGGATTATTACGAAACAGCAATTCAACCATACTGCACGTCATCCGTAGAAAAGATGTTTGATTTTGCCATAACCGCCATCAAGAGGAACGAAGCGATCAGAGAATATTGCAAGACAGAAATTGCCAAAGAGGGTGAGAGTGATTATGTGGCAGGGCTATATGATGCGTGTGATAACATCCTTGAGATATTAGAGGGAGAACAATGACAAGAGAAGAAATAATCAACGAAACAAAAAAATATGATTGAATACACAAACGAAGATTGCATGGTCGGCATGGCGCGATATCCTGACAAGTATTTTGATTTGGCGATTGTTGATCCGCCGTATGGTGGAGTAACACAGGGTGGATATATGACAAACGCAAATACTGTTACCGGATCTGCCAAACATAGAAAATACAACTTGTCTTTATGGGAACAAGCAAAGCCGGATGTAAAATACTTTGATGAGTTGTTTAGAGTTTTAAAAAATCAAATTATATGGGGTGGAAACTACTTTCAGACGCTAATCAAAAAAGACTCACAATGTTGGATTGTTTGGGATAAGGAAAACGACAACACTGGATTTGCAGACTGCGAATTAGCATGGACTTCATTCAACACAGCAATAAGGCGATTAAAGTTTATGTGGAACGGGATGTTATAGGGGAATATGAAGAACAAGGAAAGCAAAGTACATCCGACACAGAAACCCGTTGCCTTATACAAATGGTTGCTCAAGAACTACGCCAAACCAAACGACAAGATTCTTGATACACACGTTGGCTCTGCATCTTCTTTAATTGCTTGCTACGACATGGGATTTGATGCGGTAGGGTTCGAACTTGACAAGGACTACTTTGACAAATCTACACAACGGCTAGAGGACTTTATGCGACAACCGAAACTCGAAGAAATGATACAAACAGAATACACGCAAGAAGAACTATAAATGACACAATCAAAACGACTTGGAGGTAACAGAATGAAAGACAACACTACCATCATAGTCTGTTGCGGCATTATCGTATTTGTCGGCATTCCGGCGGTTGTGATTCTGTATCCGTATTTGAGATTGATATGGTGGTTTTTTGGAGGTGTGACATGACATTTGTATTTGAAGAGGTTTTATGCTCTTTTGTGATCGGGTTCGGCGTAGGTTTTATTTTGGCTATGGGGATAACGTGGTTGTTTATGGTAGGGGAGGGAAAGAAGAAATGAAAGACGTTGCTGATAGATTGAAACGATTACAATAAAGGGGTACAATGAAAAATGGAGGATGTGAAAATGGAAAAGAAAAAATACACGCTATCAACAGAGGGAGAAAAAGACAGAGAGATTTGGATGACCGACGAAGAATGTGCAAACATTGGGAATGCGGTAACTGGGTTGCTTGAGGCAGTTAAATTTGACATGGAGGAACCGCTGAACAGGATTGCAAATGCTCTTGAAAAAATAGCCGATGCTATTTCTATTCCCGAAGTAGAAATAAAGCTTAATTGCGACGGATTAACAGCTGTTCCTATAATTAAAGATACAAAAAGGATGGTATAGCATGGAAGGTGTCGGATATAAATGCAAAATTTGTGGCATGGAATTTTCTGGGATGGCTGAACTGTGGAAGCATGAAGCTCATTGCGTTGAAAACATAATAGAGAAACCAGAAAAAAAGGAAAAGCCAAAAAGTAAAAGATCAACCTGCATAAAACGTGTCACAAACAGCATATACCGAAGAGCATTTTCAGAAACGCAGCTTTTAGACTTAGTTACCGAAAAAATGCAATATGGCGAAAGCTATCACTTTATCACGGGTGGCGACGTTGACTCTTTGTCGTTTCTTAAAATAATACTAAGGCAACAAAACCTAGACTATCTTCTTTTTTCAACATGGTGCATGGCGTCGGAAGATATTTATCAAATAGGAGAGTGGCTAGAAAGTGGAAAGATCAAAAAATGTGATGCGTATGTCGGCGAGATTTTTCCGGGAACATACAAGCTTGAATACGAGTTATTGAGGCCGATTATAGAAAAACACGGTGGAAGGGTAGCGATATTCAGAAACCACTCAAAAATTTATGCAGGATACGGGGGAAAGGTTTTATTTTGGAATTGAAACAAGCGCGAACATTAACACGAACCCCAGAACGGAGAATGCCTGTATTACGATTGATAAAGGATTATATGAGTTTTATAAAGAATATTTTGACGGAATAAAAAGCTTTGAATGAACGGGGGAGGAAAAGTGGAAAAGAAGAATCTTGGAGGCAGACCACAAATACCGATTGACTTTGAGATGGTCGATGCGCTTTGTGAAATGCAATGCACAGGAGAAGAAATAGCGTCCGTCCTAAAAGTGGACTATGACACATTATGCCGAAGATGCAAGGAAAAGTATAAGATTGGTTTTGCGGACTACTTCCAGTTAAAAAGAAAAGCAGGGAATGCAAGTTTAAGGAGAAGCCAATTCAATCTTGCAAATAGCGGAAATCCTACAATGCTAATATGGCTCGGAAAACAATACTTAGGGCAAAGAGATCAACTAGACCTTGAGCATTCCGGAAAAGACGGGGCGCCTATTGGTGTCCAATACGATCTATCACGATTGTCAAAGAAGGAGCTTGATGAACTTGAGCGCATTACAGATAGAGCAGCAAGCGATAAGAAATGAGCAAGCAAGGAGATCGCTAAGGCGGTTTATACTTGAAACATTTGATGACTATGACGAGAACTGGCATCACACACTTATCATGAACAAACTTGAGGAATGGGCGTTTGGTGATTGTAACCGGCTCATTCTTGCTTTGCCTCCTAGACACGGGAAAAGCGAAATAGCATCTAGACATCTACCTGCTTATATCATGGGTAGGAATCCGGATGCTAAAATTATATCGGCATCTTACGGCGCGGATCTAGCTAGACGAATGAATAGAGACGTGCAAAGAATCATTGATACACCGAAATACAAAGAGATATTCCCGGATACTCGGCTATGGGGTAAAAACGTTCGCGCCGATGCAACGGGATCATTTATGCGAAACAGTGACATGTTCGAGGTCGTCAACCGCAAGGGGGCGTATGTAGGTGCAGGCGTGGGCGGATCTATCACGGGTATGGGATTTGACTATGGTATCATTGACGATCCATACAAGAACAGGCAAGACGCAAGCAGCCCTACGGTTAGGCAAACAATATGGGATTGGTTCGTATCTACTTTTTACACGCGTAAAGAGGGGTCAGCAAAGATACTGATTATCATCACGCGCTGGCATGAAGCCGATATTGTAGGCGTGCTAGAGTTTTTGCAGAAAAACGATCCGACAGCCGAAAAATGGGATATGTTGTCATTGCCAGCAATAGCAGAAAAAGATGAGAAGTACCGGAAAAAAGGCGAGGCGCTATGGCCTAGCAAATTCCCTCTTTCTGTATTGTTTGCCACAAAGAAGCTATTGGGCAGCTATGAATTTGGTGCGCTATATCAGCAGCATCCTACACCGCAAGAGGGCGGAGTAATAAAGAGGGATTGGATCAAGACGTATAATGCGCCGCCAGCGCATTTTGATGATATAATACAATCATGGGATATGGCATTCAAAGACACGACATCCGGCTCTTACGTAGTGGGGCAAGTGTGGGGCAGAATCGGGGCGGATAACTATTTGCTCGATCAGGTTCGCCGCAAGATGGATTTTGTCGAAACAGTCAAGGCGGTTCGCCTCATGTCGGCAAAGTGGCCGGACGCGTGGTCGAAAGTAGTAGAGGACAAAGCGAACGGGCCGGCAGTTATCAGCACACTAAAAAGATCCGTACCCGGACTGATAGCGTTTATGCCTAACGGATCGAAGGAAAGTAGACTATATGCAGTATCGCCGTTGTTTGAGGCTGGCAATGTGCATATACCGGTCAGGGATTGGACGCAAGACTATATTGAGGAATTAGTCAGCTTCCCGAACGGAACAAACGATGATCAGGTTGACTGCTCGTCGCAAGCATTGATAAGGTTGACAAAACCTACAGGATTACGGACAATGAGCAAGAAGAGTCTTGGACTTTAGGAGGGTGAAAAATGATAGTACGCACGGCAGCGCCGACAAATGCAACAGAGCTTGAAAGTGTCTTGAAGGAATTTGAACCAGAAAGAAACCACATCATTGAGATTAAAAAGCAGTACGTAGCAGATCAAGCAATTCTACATCGGGAAACAACCGGCACCGACAAGCCGGATAAAAGACTTGTCAATAATTTTCCCGGCTATATCACGACTGTACACACGGGGTATTTTATCGGGCAGCCTGTAAAATATGCGTCAGAGGATGAGAAACTTCTCGAAGCGGTCACAAAAATTCACGAATACAACGATGAACAAGAACATAACTACGAGCTA